ATGTTTTGAAATTAGCCATAACAACGCCGTCAACATCTTCAAAGGTCTTTTTATTAACCGCGTTAAAAGTCGTCGTTTTCGGCACTTGTAAACGCAAAGGCGTTGTCATTTGTGCCGCTTCATTCGGACGAAACATCGTCTTCACCCCGCTTTTTTGAAAGTTGTATTAAACGATTATTAAATTGCGGGCTGTGCTTTACGCCGCCGCTGGTATAATTCCAAATGTCGTTAACGCCAACGACAATACAACCAACAGCCGCCGTGCTTTCTGCGATTTCACGCTTTACGCCGCCCGAAATCAATTCTTCGATAACTTCATCAATATAAAATGTGAGTTGTTCATCGTTGAATTTGTTCGTGTCTGTACCGTATAAAGCGATTTTAACTTTTTTAAGCCTGTCGGCTGCTGTTAGTTGTGACATGTCGTTTTACCTCACTTTAAAAAGTTTCGTTATGTCGCGAAATTTACGCGCCTGCGCCTACTGTTGCGACGATAAAGCCGTCTTTGAAAACAACATCGCAGCCGATATCAGCATTACCGCGAATTGTAAGCAAGCCTTTGTCGAATTTGAAATCTTCCGAAACAGAAACTTCATAATTTCCGAAAAGGTCAAGTTTTGCTTTTGCTGGCTGACCGTAAATCATTTTACCAGCAGGCAAATTGCTGTTTAAGCAATACTTAACAGATAAGCCGCCCTCTTTAATTACACCAATGTTCGGATTGCTTGCGTCTGGTATAATCTCGTAAACTGGCTTTTTGTCGCTACCGCGAACATCGCCGTACGCTACAAGGTCAAGTTTGTTAAGGAAAAGAACAGCTTGTCCGATAACATTTTCGTCGCCACCATAATTCAGCGCGATTGTACGCAGCGACTTTTCGTCAATAGCTGTAAGGGTTTTTGCAACATTAAGTGTACTTGCAAGCACCTTTTCAATGATGATTGCACTTGCTTTTTTTCTTAAAGCAAGAAGCGCGTTCTTTCTTACTTTTTCCTCATACTTCAACGGGCTTTGCTTTCTTACCTGTCTTGAGATATCAGAAATAGTTGTGATTGTTGTAGGCTTAATGTCTACATAATCGACAACGGTATCACCAGCGGCGTATGATTCGCCCTCAGTTGTAACACCCGCTGTCGGTGCTGTAAATTCATAAGCGACTTTATCGCTGCCCATACCCTCACAATCTTCGATTTCAACCATATCAACGATTGAAGAAACTTCGTTGTTGATTTCGTTTATTCCGCTAACCTGTGTCGGTGTCGCAATCTTACCACTTGACACAAGCATTGCACGTGCTTCGGTGTTACTGATTGTCATTCTTTCGCTTTTCGCAAAAGCCTGTGCGCGCTTTTCTGCGTCTTCGGCTGCTGCTGGTGCGCCGTTTCTTGTTTGCATTGCACCGATAACGTTAAGGCTTCTTTTGCCCTCATCGTCGCGCGGTTCGTCATCGTCCGCAGGGTCGCCGCCGTCCGCTGGTTCGTCGATTTCTTCAAGCATTGATTTAATTTCGGTGATTTCATCGCCCAGCTTTGACAGGGTGTCACCGATTGCGGCGCGTTCCTCTTTATCGTCGCTTTCGATAAGCGCGTTGTTAAGGTTTTTTCTCTGTTCTTCTTTTTGTGCAAGAAGTTTTGAAAGTCTTTTTTTCATTGTTGTTATTCTCCTTTGTACTGTTTGATAAGATTTGTAATAGAATAATTTTTGCTGACGTTTTCCGCGCCCGCTTTGCGCATAGCCCGCATTTTTTCCAATGCGGCACGGTCGTTGTCCGCCGCCGTGTTACCCCGCGCGTTTATTGTAGTCGAATTATAAGCAGGGAAATTTACTGCCGATACTTCGATTAAAGGGTCGATTTTTGTTATAAAACGTTTCGGATAGTCCGTGTCTAAGTCTTCCCAACGTTCTTCGGAAACGCCGAACATAAACGACATTGCATTTATTACACCATCTTCAATAGCAATGCAAAGGTCGTTTGCGTCGGTACGCTTGCGGTTTGGATTCGCAAGCATTTTCACGCGTTTTTCTTCGATTGTCAATTTCATACCGCCGAATTTTTCAAGTGGTATAACAGTTCTTGCGATTGCCTTTTCGTCTATATTGTGATTCCAAAAGAAGCGAACATCTTTTATAATTTCTTCCGAAATAGCACCGCTGCAAATTGTTTCTTCAAATAACCCGCCGATATCCGTTGGTGTATCAAACACAATCGGAACGCCCTCAATAAGTCCGCTTTCTTCGACGGCTCTAAATTCAGCAGGGTAATTTCTTTTTATAAAGCTCATTCGTTTGCACCCCCTGTGCTGTTTAAATTGTTGTTGTTGTTTTCGTCTAACAAAGAATTATATCCTTGCGGTATGGTTTGCCCTGCGCCATTCGGTAAAGGCGCATAGCCAAGCAATTCCCTTGCTTCGTCCTTTGTGAATATTCCAGCGGGTAAACCTGTCTGTAATGCAGCGATTTTATTTTCCATTGACATAAACGATATATCATTCGGAAAACACACTATTTCATTACCGAAAGAAGTTTCACGGTCAGTAAATACGACACGGCTGATTGCTTGACCTAAAGATTTTATATCAGCTTCAAGCGCGTGTTCGTAGTATGCTTCTTTTTGCGATTTTGTATAGTCGCCGTTAAGTATTGCAAGGCTGCAACCGTTCGCGCGTAAAATTGTATCATAGAAAAATTTTAGCGTTTCTGCGTCTACAAGTTTAATATCACGCGGAATGTGTGTATATTCGGCTTTGTTGTCAGCAAACAAAATTCCGCTTTTATTGTTTTTAAGATTTTTTTCAAATTTTTCGCGTTCCGCTTGCATTATTTCATCGTCAAGATACGAATTCAACTTCATAACGCCGTTAATTTGACATGAGCATTGCAAAGCCTTTGCGATACTCTGCGTTAATTCGTCGTATCTCTGCAACATTTTTAAAAGTCCGCGATTGTCGTCACCGCCACACATACCGCCGCCGAAATAATCATTAACGCCGTAATCTTTTCGCCAATGAATCACATCTTTAATCGGTAACGTTACTTCTTGACCGTTTAAAAATCGTAAATTTATAAACAAATTACCTTTTTCATTTGACAGATATTCAACATTTGACGGCTTCAACGGATAAATTCCCGTATAATACTTTTCGCCGCCCTTTGTTTTATACCACGTCGGGTAAATGAATACATTTTTATTCAATTCAAGAAGTATAGTTATTTTTTCTAAGAAATCAGCCGTTGTCATGTAATCGTTTGGACGTTTCAACACCCTTGCGATACTGCTGTCGGTTATCGTTGATTGTCCCGCTTCGGTTGTTTTTATGTGTCGCGGCTGCAATTTTTTAAACTCATTCGCTTTACATCGAATAGATTGCACAATAATATCCGAAGCATATATATTCTCGCCGAATGCTGAATAATACGGAAAACCGCCGTTCATTGTGACCGCGTACGATAAGCCTTTTTTATTGTTTTTTTGTTTAAAGAAATCAAAAAGCCCCGTAATAAACACCCCTTTATTTGATATATCTTTGATATTCCGATTTGAAACGTTGCAAAGTAGCATACAAAATAATTGTAGTAACAGCCCCGTCAATTCGTTTGCTATGCTGCCCGCTGATTTTAACACACATTACGCGCCCGATATTATCAACTTGAATTGACGCGTTACCGAAACACCATTTATCGACAGGATTTAACCCGTAATTTATGATTTTCGATTTCAAATCAGCTTCAACCCACTTCATCGGGCTTGACATTACGCTTGAAGTTTGCTGTATCAATTCGGTGTCGATTCCGTAATCGTCCATACGTTTAATAAATTCGGTTGCAAATTTAACATCGTAACCGCATTTTACAATTTTTATGCCGTATTTCTTTTTAAGCCCTGCAAGCCAATCAGCAACAAGCGTTAAATCGTTGTTGTTACCCTCGCAAATTGTCAAATGACCTTGTTTCGCCCACTCTTTATAATCTGCGCCCGCCTTTTTATCGTCGGAATTCTGCAATTTGCTTTCGGGTATCCAGTAATGCGAAAAAATATACTTTGTATTGTCGCCC